ATAACATTGGATTCTTTATGGCTGATTCGGCCAGTGATTGGAGATTTAGATTAAACAATATTAATTGGTCCTTAGATAATAAGTTCGAAGATGACTTTAGAAAGGAAGTTAATGCTGAATATAGAAAAAACAAGTGTGTAGAATTTAACAATATTTATGGTTATGACACATACTATATGGTCAAAGGTGGTTCAGTTTTGTCTACCGATGAAGATGATTTCGAGGTCACTACAGATGCTTCGGATTCTCAGATTAGAACTGCGTTCAAGAAGTTCGCAAAGTCTAAAAAAACAAATAAAGTTATAATGACTAAATTTGGGGCAGCTGTTGCCTAAACGAAAAAAAGTAAAGTTTTTTTCAAAAAACACTTTACATTGTACCAGTTTTATGTTATAATGGACAAGTAATTTAAAAAATAAGGAGTAAATATATTATGAATAACGCGATGAAAACCTCAACCAAAATAATCCTCGAAGAACTGATCAAGGTATTTCCTGATCAAACTGCTTTTAGGAAATCTCAAGTGATGGATACTGGAAAGAAATTCGGCTATACTGGCAAGGATTGGGATCCTCTATTCACTGCTGACAACAGGGTCAAGATTGGGACCTATGATTTTGCCAATCAAATGGAACCATTAAGAAATGCTGTGTCCAATATCCCACAAGAAACACCAGCTGGTGTAATGAAAATGCAATCAATAGTTAACGAAGAATCTAACTATGCTAAGAAAGACCCAACTTTTGTACCTTGGGGTTCATTCAATGACGTGGTTAGAATTATTAAATCAGAGATGTTTTATCCTGTATATGTTTCTGGTCTATCTGGAAATGGTAAAACTTTTATGGTAGAACAGGCCGCTGCAAAACTCGGAAGAGAATTTATCAGAGTTCAGATTAATCCTGAAACAGACGAAGATGATTTGTTAGGTGGTTTCAGATTGATTAATGGCGAGACTGTCTTTTCAAAAGGTCCAGTTCTAAAGGCTATGGAAAACGGTGCGATACTTCTTCTCGATGAGATTGATAGAGCGACCAATAAGATTATGTGTCTACAAGGCATATTAGAAGGAAAACCAGTATTAGTCAAAAAGACTGGAGAGGTTGTAGAACCTGCTTCTGGTTTTAATGTGATTGCCACTGCTAACACTAAAGGTAAAGGATCCGAGGACGGAAGATTTACGGCGGCCACTATTATAGATGACGCCTTTTTAGAAAGATTCACAGTTGCAATTGACCAACAGTTTCCAAGTAAGGCTGTAGAAACAAAGATTGTTTCGAAACATATGGAAAAGTTTGGTAAAACTGATTCAGAGTTTGCTGATAAGTTGGTTACATGGGCCGATATTATTAGAAAAACATTTTATGACGATGGAGTAGATGAAGTAATTTCTACAAGAAGGCTCTGCCACATCGTTCAAACTTTCTCTATCTTTAAGGATAGAATGAAATCAATTGACCTTTGTATTGCAAGGTTTGACGACGATACAAAATCTGCTTTCTTGGACTTATACTCCAAAGTGGATTCAGGTGTAACATTTGAGGAAAATGATGAAGAAACAGAATAAACCAGATTTTAAGTTTAATGAAGGGGCTCTAATCCAAGAGCTCCTTGATTATGTAAGTAAAACCTATGACGGACATTATAGTAAAAGTAAATTCCAATCAACCGAATTTATTATTGACTGTGGTCATGGTATGGGTTTTTCTTTAGGAAATGTGCTGAAATATGCTCAACGATACGGCAAAAAAGAAGGATATAATAGGAAGGACCTATTAAAAATACTACACTACGCTATCATTGCTTTGCATGTACATGACTTAAATGAGAGTCACACAGGGGTTTACAAAAACTAAAATGTGTGATATAATATTAACCAATATAAATTATGGAGATGCATATGCAATTATCAGATAATACCCTGAAAATTTTATCTAACTTCGCAACAGTAAATGCGAATATGGTATTAAAACCAGGACAACAACTTAAAACCATTTCAGAGGCGAAGAACATTTTGGCGACAGCAGATATCGTTGAAGACTTTCCTAAAGAAATGGGTATTTATGATTTAAATGAATTTTTATCTATTCATGGTTTAGTAGAAAATCCTACACTCGAGTTCGAAGAGAATGCAGTGCTGATCAAAGATGGTTCCAATAAGGTTCGATATTTCTTTGCTCAACCTAGTATCTTAACAACTCCAGATAAAGATATTACTATGCCTGAAACTGATGTACAAATTCATTTTACTGAAGAATCTCTTGGCCGAATCAAGAAAGCAGCCAGTGTGTTAGGTCACATTGACTTCTGTATTGAAGGTAAAGAAGATGTAATCGCTAAAGTATACGACGCTAAAGATTCTAGTGCCAATACTTATGAGCTTAATCTAGGACCTAATACAACTGGTCATAGTTTTAATTTCGTCATGAATATTTCAAACTTGAAATTAATTGACGGATCGTATGATGTATTTATTTCATCTAAGTTGATTTCTAAATGGCAAAATATTACTGTTCCAGTAAATTATTTTATCGCTTTAGAGAAAACATCAACTTTTAATGTATAAATATAATATACAACCAAATTCTCATATTAATTATGAGGATAATAAAGAGAGTGCCGATGGTCGGGCTCTCTTAAATTAGTCTAACTAACTTTGCAAAGGAGAAAAAAATGGCTGAATTAGATAACAAAGTCCTTCCACAGGAAGGCGAACAACCGGAAGCTCCTCAGCTTTCACTTCAAGACATTGCTACTGTCGTACAGATTATTGATATCTGTTCAAGACGTGGTGGGTTTGAAGGTCAGGAACTTGAGGCAGTAGGTGGTGTAAGAAACAGGATTGTTGCATTCTTAAATGCGGCGGCACCTAAGGACGGAGAAGTCCCTGAAGGTCAAGTACCTGTTGAAGAACCATCAGTTGAAGAAGTCACTGCAGAAGAGGCTTAATCACTGTAAGGTTGGGGAAGGCCGGGAGTCCTGGACACCTGAATCCCCACGACAGTCCTTTTATTAGGACTCCCGGCCACATTTATTATATTATTAAAGGAATATTATGCAAACAAGTGAAGTAAAAAATCTTATAGATTCTCTTAAACTCGGTCGAGTTTGGGTTAAATTCAAAAAAATAGGAACAGGGGAGATTCGCAACATGGAATCAACTCTTAATCCAGACCTACTAAAAGAAGCAGGTATAGAAACAGTATTAGAAAGTGTAAATCCAGAGTCGGATCATATCGCCGTATGGTGTATTGATAAGAATGCCTGGCGTTCATTTCGTGTTAATACAGTAATTAGTTGGGAGACAGAATAATGCAAGAGTATCTATGGGTCGAGAAGTATCGACCACAAACAGTGGCAGACACAGTTTTGCCAAAACCACTAAAACAATCTTTTACCAAAATCCTGGAAACAGGTGAAATACCAAATCTGTTATTTACAGGTACTGCTGGTGTTGGTAAAACTACAGTTGCCAAGGCTCTATGTAATGAACTAGGTCTTGACTATTTATTGATCAATGGATCCGAAGAAGGTAATATTGATACACTTAGAACAAAAATTAAACATTTCGCATCGACAGTTTCCTTACAAGGTGGCTATAAAGTTGTTATCTTGGACGAGGCAGACTATCTTAATCCACAATCGACACAACCTGCTCTGCGTGGATTCATAGAGGAGTTTAGTAATAACTGCCGATTTATTATGACCTGTAATTTTAAAAATAGAATTATAGAACCTTTACATTCAAGATGTTCAGTAGTAGAATTTAATATCGCCAAAAAAGATATGCCTCAATTATGTGGGTCATTTCTTGCAAGATGTGGTACTATTCTAAAAACCGAGGGTGTTGAATTTGAAGAACCAGTTTTGGCTGAGTTAATTATGAAACACATG